AGCGGCCACCGCCGCCGCCGTGTGCTGGTAGCCTTGACCGTTCCATTCAACCTCGCCCGCCTCGACGAGCTGACCCACGATGTCCTTAATCTCCGGCGATCGCAGGCGTCCCTTAATGAACATCTGAATGTCGCGCGGCTTCACCGGGCCCTTGCGACGGATGTAGCTCGCGATCTTGGCCGCCATGTCGCTGCGTTCGTTCCGCGGCAGGAAATCCTCCGCCAAGGCCGCCAAATCTATTCCGGCAAGGTAGGCAAGCCCGGCTCCCCACTCCATGTCGGAGAGAGCGACGCTGGCACCGCGTCCCCACCGTCCGGCGGCCCTGATGGTGGCGAGCCGGACGGCCGTCTCGCCGCAACGGGCAATGTAGACGGCGCCCTCCGGGTGCTCGCCCCCCCGCTGCTCGAGGATCTGCAGGAAATCCGCGTAGCAGGCCCGGGCCTGGTCGTTGGCCCATGGCACCACGTCGGGCACGAACTGCGCCGCAGGGTCCGCGATCTGCAACAAGCTTTCCGGACCGGACCACAGGTAGAGCCGGTGCAGCGCGTCGGCGAGTGCCCGCGGAACCGCAAAGGGATCGAGCGCTGGATCGGTATCCGCAGCGCGCCGTGCCGTCCTGAGCACGAGAAACCGGTTGAGCAACCCGTTCTCAACGCTCTCACCCTGGAGCGCTGCCAGAAACTCGTCGGACGTTGACATGCCAAGAATTGACATCGCCGGACACGAGACCGGCTCCACAGACTTTTTTGTATCGGCCCAGGCCGGCGTCTGCAGCACGCCGAAGGACAGTCCCCACAGTGTGCGCAGCAGCTCACCAACGGCGCGTTCGTGGCTGCTCGCCTTGCTGTGGGTTACCGCCCTGATGACCGCGCCGACTTCGTCCTGGAGGCATAACACCAGCGGCCCAATGTTCAGACGCTGCAATATCGAGCTGCCCGAATGGAACCGCGATGGTCCGATGTGCCCCTGCGCCTTGCAAGCGTGCATCAAACGCGTCGTGGCGTCGAATATATGCTGCTTGCCAAACCCGCTGCCGGCAATCGGCACCACGTAAAGGTGGGTGGCCGAACGGGTCGGCCCGGCGACGCGGCGGCCGATCAGGGTGCCGACGATGGCGACGGAAGCACCGAGCGCCAGCACACGATTCGGCCGCCGGGCCGTGCCGGCGATCCAGTCAACGATGTCGCCGACCAGCCCCGGCACCTGGGTGAAGCGCTCCAGATCCTCCGCGACCGGGGTACTCACCTTCGCCTCGGCCTCCGGCGCCACGTCCTCCCCGGCCGGCGTGCCCGCCTTTGCTTCGGCCCTTGGCGCCAGGCCAGAGACGTCGACATCGACGCCGAATTCCAGGCGTTCGGCCAGGAACCTGAACGCGGTGTCGAGGTCGCAGCCGTCAGCCGTCATAACCAAATCAAGCGGCGTGTAGCCCTGGCCGGCGCCGAAGTCCCTGATGCCGAGCGGCGAGATCTTTAGATTGCGGTGCCGCTTCTCGGGCTCGCGTCCGGTGGTCGACGGCCGCCAAACCGGCACCGCCTCGTAACCGCCGCGGGCCGGACGGCAGCGGAAAAGCCCGAGCATCGGTACCCATGCCGCAAGGTTGCCAAGCGCCAGGTCGTTGAGCTGCCGGTGCGGCGTGTCCTCGCCATTGCCATTGCGTGCGTGCGGCGGCGGATCGGACTGATACCCAAAAGGCTCCAGCGTCGCGGTGATCTGATCGGCAACGTCGGCAGGCAATTCCGGCAACTCTTCCGGCGCGACGTCGAGCAGCGTCCCGCTGCCGGTCCAACGATATGGTAGCCCCGTCGGATGGATGGTCGGCGGCAGCACCGTCTGGCGTCCGGGCCCGATCAAGTCCACCACCCGGCGGCCGCCAATGTCCCAGCTGCGCGAGGCAACCCCGGGCCCGCAGTAGAACAGCGTCTCGCCCTTTTGACCAGCCTTGCGCACCGGCGTCGCCGGCAGGACATCCAGCAACGCGTCGCGGACCGTTTCGTCGGCGGTGTCGATGTCGACGGCGACGAGCCCACGGTAGCCGCCGATCACGCCGACGCCGGTGTCGCCCGCGCCCCAGCGGGCAAGCTCGCTTCCGGCGGCGGGCCGTTGTTGAAGCGAGATTGCCAATTGGAGACGCCAATGGCCATGTTGGCGAAAATGAAGCCCGGACGCTTGGTGCCGGGCATGATCGGGACCGCGGCGTAGCCGCGCTCGATCAGCTTCTCGCCATAGATTGCGTAAGGCCCCATGCGATTGCCCCTCAAAGCGGCGGATTGTCTTCGCGGTCGAGGATTTTCCGTCGCAGCGCCTGCTCGAAGCCCGTGAACATGCGGCGCAGGAACTCGCGCCATTCCTGGTCGGTGAGCCGCGCAAGATCGGTGGTACCGACCTCTTCGAGGTAACGGCCGGCTTCGGCCGCAGCTTCGAGTGCTGAGGCCTCTTCAAAGGCGTCAAGGACGGAACTAGGCATTTGGTGAAGTCTCCAGGCAGAGCGGTGGCAGTCCGAATTGTCACAGAGCCAGATCGTCGGGCCGTTGCGGGTCAGCCTGTTACCTAACGGCGCATGGCCGAGCCACACCGCCCGCCGGCGGCAGACCGCGCACACGGTCGGCACACGGGTGGCGAAGCGCTGTCTGATGGTACTCACCAGGGCACCTCGTCGTTGATCGGCTCGCCCCGGACCTTTTCAAAAGCCGCTTCGCGCGACTTTGCGACCCACGAATTCAGGTGTCGGTCGATCTCGACCATGTTGCCGTCGCCGCGCGCCACGCGCCGGTCGGACACGTTCCACCAGCGGTCGTTGCGATAGACAGCGACCTCGACGGCGCGGCCGAGCTCATCGGACCGCGCGACGGCCTCCAACACGGTCTGGGGCGCGGGCGCCATGCCGCCGAAGGCGAACCACCACTTCTCGGCGCGGGAGCGCGCATAGCCGATGTGCTCGAAGCACACGTATTCGTCGTAAGACGTTGCCAATCCGGCAACGTAGGACACGCGCATGGTGGGCGGCGCCGACGGGTCGCTGCGCTTGTGATGGACGAAGAAGCCGGTGCGGCTTACCGGCAGCCAACTCTGGCCGACCGACAGCACCGGCGTTGCGTCCGCAACGGTCGCGTGCCTGGGCTTCGGCGAGGGTTTCGGCCATTCAAAGCCGCAGCAGGTGCACGCGCTGGCATTGAGTGGGTTGAGTTCCTGGCACTGCGGACAGACGCGAGCGCGCATCGTGTCTGGCTTCACCGCCGCGTCGGATTTGCTTTTGATGTCATTGATGCTGATGCGGTCGACAGGCCCGTGCCGATAGACGTTTTGCGCGAAGTCGGCGATCAGGCAGTCGGCCTTTCCGGGAGCCTTGCGGCTGCCGCGACCGACCATCTGGACGAACAAGCCGGCGCTCAGCGTGGGACGCAGCATCACCAGCATGTCGATGCCCGGCGCGTTGAAGCCGGTCGTCAACACGCCGACATTGGTCAGCGCGGTGATGTGACCGGCCTTGAAGGCGCATAGAATACGTTCACGCTCCTCGGCCGGCGTCTCGCCGAACACCGCCTCGGTCGTGACGCCGCGCGCCTTCAAGGCGTCGCGCACGTGCTCGGCGTGGCTGATGCCGGTACAGAACACGAGCCACGAGCGCCGGCCGGCGCCGAGCTTGACGATCTCGTCGCACGCGCCGTTGACGATCGACTCGACGTCGGCGGCGTCCTGCAGCTCGCTCTCGATGAAGTCGCCGCGCCGGCCGACATTGGAGACGTCGATCCGAGTCTGCGTCGCTTTCGACGTCAACGGCGACAGCCAGCCGTCACGGATGCCCTGCGTGATGTCGTAGTCGAAAACGACGTCGTCAAAGAACCTGCCCTCGCCTTCGTCGAGGCGGCCGGTATCGAGCCGGAAGCACGTCGCGCTGAAGCCGCACACGCGCATGTCGGGGACCATCTCCTGCAGCGCTGCCAAGGTCGTGCGGTACATCCCGTCCCCCGAGTGGGGAACGAGATGAACCTCATCAATGAGCACCAGATCGCGCGGGCCTAGCGCGCGCGGGGTGCGGAACACGCTTTGAATGGAAGCGAAGATAATCCGGTGGCCACAGTCGCGCCGGTCGAGCGCGGCACTGTTGATGCCCACCGGGGCGTCGGGCCACAGCGCGATCAGATGCTCTAGGTTTTGCTGGATCAGCTCCTGTACATGGGTCAGCACCAAAATACGCAGGTCCGGGAACCGCTGCAGAACGTCCCGAATGAGCCATGCGACCAGCAGGGACTTGCCGGTGGCGGTGGCAAGGGACACGAGCGCGTTGCCGCCACCGGTTGCCCAGTAGGTGTCAAGCGCATCGAGCGCTTGACGCTGATATGGCCGCAGCTCGAACGTCATTTGCGGTGCCACGGCGCGGTGCCGGCCGGGCCTGGACGCGTTGGACCCTGGGCCTTTGGAGCGGGAGCAGCAGCAGGTTTCGACGCTTGCTGCGGGGACGGTG